CGGCTGTTCCAGACACGTATGCGGATATTGGAGGTATAACCACCAACAGTATGACCATTAATAATGGAGTCATTGACACTACCAACAAAGGCACTGCTGGTTGGCGTGAAATAATGGATGGAGCAGGCTTGCAGTCAATAGATATGACTCTGGAATGTGTCTTTAATTCTGAGGCTAATTTTATTTTAATGAGAGATGCTAATTTATCTCAGACATTAACAAATTATCAATACGTTCGTGGCGGCGAGACTATTACAGGCTCGTTTAAGATCGCATCATGGGCGGAAACATCACCAGATAATGACAAGTTAACTGCTAGCGTGTCACTTCAATCTGCGGGTGAGCCGGTAATCACATAATGAGCAATGCTTTTAAAGGCGAAATAGAGCTAACTATAAACGGCATAATATACCCTATGATTGTTGATATGGGTGTTATATCTGAGTTTGAGAGCGAGACAGGCTCTGACTTTATGAATGTCGCAATAAAAGCGATCAATGCCACGGTTAAATCACGAGGACTTGAAAGCGCATTAGATAGAGCTGAATACATGTCTAATGTTATTAGCGCTAAAAATGCCGCATGGTTATTTTACCTCGCCGCCAAAAAAGCAAATAAAGTTGTTGAGTTTGGCGAGATTCAAGAGGCAATGATGATGGAGGGCGTTGTTGATTCTCTAAATTCGTCTTACCCTTTATTGTTCGCCTCTCTTGTTGAGTTTGCTATTATTGGCAAAGTAAAAAAAAAGACCACTTAACCGATGAATTAAAAATATTCTCTATCTTTATTGAGGAAAAAGAAAAAAGCGAATCAGTTGACACCTATCAATGGTTAAGCTTGTGTTTGGGTAATCTGGGCGTATCTATAAAGGAATTTTGGGATATGCCTTTTTTTATGGTTGTTGATTTACTAAAGCGCCAAGCACCAAAGCAGACTGATACAAAGACAAGAAAAGAGGTTTTAGCTAGCATGAGAAGCAATAAACAAAAATACGGGTGGGTCTAAATGGCAACACAAGCGGAGTCACTAGTAGTAACCCTAGACGCTAATGTAGGCGCTTACACTGCTAAAATGAAAAAGGCTGAGAATGCAACTGAAAATCTTAGCAATGTTTCATCAATTGCAGGGAAAAATGTAGGTAACTTCGGCAGGCAGTCTGGTATGGCTGGTATTCAGGTTCAGCAATTCGTAGGGCAAATACAAGGTGGTCAATCAGCAATGGTTGCCCTATCGCAACAGTCTGCCGATTTAGGTTTTGTTCTTGGTGCTCCATTGCTTGGCGCGGTTGTTGGTATTACAGCATCAGTAATAGGCATGGCTGTTGCATTTAGTGGCGCCAACATTGAGCTTGAAGAAGTATCAGAAACCGTACCCGACTTAATAAAGAAGTTTAACGAGCTTGACGATGCGGCAAAAAACCTAGCGTTAGGGGTATTGTCTTCTGAGATAATAGCACAAGAAAAGGCACTAAAAGACACGAAAGAGGCGCTTGCAGACTATAGAACTAGTTTGAATCTATTTTCATCTATAGAGGAAACGTCAGCTAAAACATCTGAATACACAGGTACAATATTAAAGCTTGAGTTAGCATTAAAAGACCTGAAGTCAACTTACTCAGACTTATCACCTAGCGGATCTATTGTTTCTGCTGTAATTGAAGGGTTAGATGCGCAAAATGAAACGCTATTAATTCAATCAGAAGTCGTGGGAGAAATAATAACAAAAAATATTGACGTAGCTAATACTTACGGCATGACAGCAAGAGAAATAGCAATATATAAAGCTGAATTGGTTGGCGCGAACGAAGCGCAAAAAGAGGCGATATTACTATCTTTTGACATTGCTGAAGCTAAAAAACAAGAGGTTGAAGCTAATCAGAAGTTGTTTGATAGCTTAGGTCAGACACAGGCAAACCCCGAGCTTGCTAATGCGCAATTACTTCATGAGCAAAGACTGGCTGACGAGGAAGTATTTCAAGAACTTATCGCTGAAATAAAGTTTACAGGGTTCGAAACAACTGACGAGCTATACTTTAAAGAGCTAGAAGTTCATCAAGCAATGTTAGATAGTAAGCTAATTAATGAAGAGACATTCGCAAAGGCGCAGTTAAAGCTATCTGCCCAGTACGGTAAAAACAAAGTGGGCGAGGCGAAGGCGCTAGATAAATCAGAAAAAAGCAAGCTGACAACTCAGATATCAGCAGTATCAGCAGCTTTATCTATAGCTAATGGCGCGTTCGAGAATAACAAGGCAATACAGGCGGGTATGGTTGTTGCAAATACCGCATCAGGAATAATAAGGCAGTTTGCCGATTTGCCTTATCCTGCCGCTGTTGCTACTTCTATTGCTATAGCCGCCGCTGGTGCGGCTCAACTATCTGCCGTATTGTCAGCTTCACCAGGAGGTGGCTCTATATCGCCACCATCAGGTGGCGCCGTTTCTTCACAGGCGGATTTCCAGCCAGAAACATCAAGCCTAGACTTTACCGATGCAAGCGCGGGCGGCTCTCAGTCAGGAACTATAAGTTTTGCTACTGATACAGGTGACGAATTGATCGATGTTATATCAAAACTATTGAATGAAAGAGAAATCAGGGGCGCTAATTAATGTCACTATCAATATCAACAAGTAACGTATTAGAGGGGCAAATACCTAGCATTGGTGATGCCGGTGTTGGAGAGGTAGCTGCTAATATTTCAGACCCAAACCACTCGTTAAATTACACTTGTGGAACTGGTGGGGTCCCTTTCGATATACAATACGGCTCGCAATTCGATATTAGTTATGTGGCTATATCAGGTCACAATGCTGCAAACCCAGCTCCAGCAACTATCGAACTGTATGATGACACCTTATTAATCGACAGCGTAACTGTAAAGCGTAATAACAATATTATGTTTACGTTTCCTGAGCAGTCGTTTACTAATTTAAAGATTCGCTTTGTAACTTCACCAGCAACCTTTCAAACAACAGTTAGTTTTATAGCAGCAGGTCAGCACTTAACGCTGTTGACTGGTGAGCAATCAGGGTATAAACGCAACTGGCTAAATAGGCACACAACACAACGCACAACCACTAACTTACAAGTAGGTCCAGTTTCATCACTCACGCAAAGCAAGGCATTGAAAGGCACTTTAACATTGCCTAATGAATTAGCGATATTTTCGACAGGCGAATGGCAAGATTTTATTGACTTCGCTTTCGATCAGCCTTTCTTTATTAAAGAGGTTGAGAGCAAGCCTGAGTCTAGTTATATTTGTTTTGATCCGATGCCTGATACTAATTCGCATTCACAAACATTAAAGTTAGATGTGTTAAAATTGATATTCACAGTATACAACGGATTATAAATGGCAACTTTCGAAGCTACGCAAGGCATGAGAAATCAAAGGCACTTTGAAGTGTTAGAGATAGACTTACCTGTAATTACCGGCGCTTGTACTATTGGTGCAGCACAAGGCACAGGTACACCATTAACTTGTGATCAAGCATGGACTAGTGAGTATAAAACTTATTATTTTACTAATACAGACGCGCCAATTTTACCGTCAATAAGCGGTGAACCAATTCACCGGTTAATAATGTCGATAAAAGAAACATCGACAGAGTTAAAGCCTGGTGATGGCTTATCAAGCCGTTCGTCTTTGTCTGTTGTGCTTAAGGATGTTACAAAGCAAGATCCAAACATCGGCGCACCTGGCGTAACCGATGCGGTAAAAAATCAAGGTACTTATTTAGGCAAGTTAAGCGCCCGTCAAATATTTGAGAATAAAGATTGCAGATTAAAATTATATCGCGTTGAGTCTGATGGCAGTATTGATTTAGCCAATGGCGCACAGACAAGGAGTTTTTTAACTGATACCTTATCCCTTAATAAAAACGGAACATGGAACGTAGCATGTAAAGATGTTTTATCCCTGGTTAACTTGGGTGAAAAGTCTTGGCCATTAACTCAAGGCGGGTTTTTACGTCAAGACATTAACGACTCGACAACAACCATACCTGTTGATGAGTTTGTTGATTGGTCTAGCGTGTTTGCCGTTCGAATAGGTGATGAGCATTTAGAAGTAACCAGTGTCACCGGTAACCTTACAAATGCGGCAACGCTAAACACCACAGCAAGAGGCTCTCAAATACTCGCCCCTGTATCAAACAATCTTTTAACAAATACTATTGCTGACGATCATAGTGGCGGTGATGAGGTTTTTATATGTGAATTATCAGACAATGAAACTATTGACTCTTTACTAACTAGAATACTTGTTGATTCGGATTTCCCTGTTGGATTGATACCCGCTACCGAGTGGGCTGATGAGGTTGCAGAGTGGCACGCAACAGATAAAATAAGCACACTACATAGTGAGTCTGAAAGCGTTAACGATGTTATTAATCGAATACTTACCGGCTTTTTGATGGACTTATGGTTTTCTGTAACCGAAAACAAAGCAAGGTTATCAGCTATTAGCGTATGGAAACAATCAACAACAACGCTAGTGGAGGGGAAAGAGATTAATGCGCGCTCTATAAAGAAGATAGCTAAAGAGCCATTAAGGGCCACAAGAGCATTAATACTCTATGACAAACGCAACCTTTCTGATTCAGATGATACGGCTAGCTTTAAAAAAGGCTCGCAGTTTTCAGACAATACACTTATTGGCCCTGAACTATTCACCAAGCATAAAGATAAATTATTCGAAAATAATCATTTAATAAGCAAAAACGCAGCTGATTTATTAACTCAACGATATGTTAGCCGGTTTAAATTCACACCTTTTGAGCGCCCGTTTACAGTTGATGAAAAATATCTTACATTTAAAACGGGTGATGTTGTTGATTTAGCGACCACTGTTGATCAAGGAATTTACGGATTACCATCGGGAAATATTCGTGCGCAAATAACTAAGATAAACCCTAAGTATAAAGGTGGTAGAACATACGAAGTAAAAGCGCTAACCTATGAAGCTGCATTCAATACTGGTAGTGAAATAGTTTTAGATTCGCCGCTTGGCTCTGTTAACTTATACATTCTTGCCGGCGCACCTTCTGAAGCGGTTGATTTAACTTTTGTATTAGATGGTTCTTACTCTTTCGGTAATGTATCAATTGGCGCTGGCGCTTTTAAATCAGGATCTAAATTAATTATTATTATGGTTAACGGTTTTGATGGACAGGCAACGGGCGGCAAAGGTGGTCGCGGTGATTCGATTGTTTATGATGAAGAGGGCGACACACTAGATGTTACATTAGCTTTTAACGGTCAAAATGCTGGCGTTGTTTACGATGCACAAGGTGTTGATACCGATATTTATTTCAGCGGCGCTACTACGTCAACAGCTTTCCCTGTTGCAGACGGATTCATGAGAGCACCTAGCGGCGGTGATGGTGGCTTTGCCTTTACTGGTGTTGGTATTAACGCGGTATCTGGTAATGGTGGTGACGGTGGTGACGGGCGTAACCCTGGCTCTGGTGGTGATTCTGGTATTGCTGCTGGCGGCGGTAATGTAACGCGTGGCACAGCAGGAAGTAATGGTCAGATTGACGGCAGTAGCTCTGGATGGGGCAATGCTGGCGCAAATAACAACGCTATCGGCGGTAATGCTGGCGCTGGTGTAATAGATTCAGGCGCAACTGTGGTATTATTTGGCACTACGGCAGCAAGATATATTAACGGCATTGGCGATCACCCATAAACTTAAGGACCTAACATGACAAAATCACTAATAGACACTTTAAATGA